TGTTAATCCTGCACCTATGGTAATTGTGTAAGAAGATGGATAAGAAAGAATGACAATACCTGAACCGCCGTTGCCACCGTTGCCGTTATAAGCGTTAGGGAATACATAAGCAGCGTTACCGCCACCACCACCGCCGCCTCTATTTGTTGTGCCAGCAGTTCCATTGTTGCCAGTTGAGGAAGAAGCTGCTCCTGCATTACCACCGCCACCTGTGCCACCTGTGCCAGCAGTTCCACCATTGAAAGTTCCACCACCACCGCCACCTGCATAAGTTACTGATGATCCACTTATTGAACTTGCAGTTCCGTTACCGCCATTACCGCCAGTGGTTGTTGTTGCATTAGCACCAGTAGAAGTAGCACCACCGCCGCCACCGCCAGGATAATTAGGCGCACCTTCCGAATTACCGCCATTGTTACCTTGGGATGGAGAAGTTGAAGGCGTATTACCCAAACCGCCTGTGCCAAAAGAAGTTCCGGACACACCATCGGTTATTGCACCACCACCAGAACCACCGTTGCCGCCGTTTCTTGCAGCACCGTTATTTGGTAGGCCAGCACCATATCCACCGCCCGTTGAAGTAATTGAACTAAAAATTGAATCTGTGCCAGAAGTTCCGTTTTCAGAACCGGACACTCCACCTGTGCCACCAGCACCAATAGTTACTGTGTAATTAGTTGATATTGCACAACCTAAAGTAGAAGTTCTAAAACCACCACCACCACCGCCACCGGCTCTTTGGTAACCACCTGCACCGCCACCAGCGACTACCAAGTATTCAACGTTTAATGGTAGTTGTGGTATGCCATAAAGTCCGGTTGTAATGTTGCCAATCATTATGCGATAGCACCGACTACATACCAAGTATCTGTTGCAGTTTTAATGCAAGCAGCGGTTTTGTATTGTCCAAGAGTAGGGGATGCGGCTGTTGCGCCAGCGGATAAAACTGTGGTTGTGCCTGGGGTTACTGCGCTAATTGTGCAAGTTCCAGCACCTTTATTTAATACTGTAATAACTGTTCCAACCGGATAAGCAACGCTGGCGTTTGTAGGTAACTTAAACGCTACTGCCGTTGCCTTATTCATTGGCACTAATACTTGATATTGATCTGCGGTTACTGCGGTGTAGTCATTTGTGGCATCCGCGTTTATAGAAAACGACACTAGCGAATTCATTGTGGCCGCACTAAGCACGTCGCCCGTGGCCAGTGGATAGGAAATAGGCATTTTTATTTCTCCTTAATATGCTAAAACGGATAAGCGGTTTGGGTCGCCTATAACGCCGTAGATGGTTGAGTCTAGGATAAACGACCCTACGATAGGTTCGCTAGTAGTTATTATTACATTCCAAGTGTCGGTCGTAATTTCATGATCTACGCCCATTACTTGCAGGGTTTTAGTTATGGTCGAATAGCCGCTACCCGTAGATTGGGCTTCGTTTGTAATCTGGACCGTGTGGAAATAATCCAAGCTAAGGCCAGCCAAAATGCCATCGTTATAGTCCGGCGTGGATAAATCTAAAGTGATGCTATCAATACGGATACTTGTGAAAGCTCTAGCCCCGACATAATTACGGGCGATATTAAGGGCATCATCGTCGGTTTTAGCCAGCACATTTTGTTGGGTTAAGGTATGCGGAAAGTAAGTTGCAACGGAATCGGCGTTATATACCGATTGAACAGTGCCGCCTATATTTTGAACACTGCATTCATTTATAATTAATTTATCATCCAGGGCAAAAGTAATACCCTTGTAATCGATAGCGCTTCCATCGTTATTAAAAACGGTTGGATTTTGCCCAGATAAGGCCATAAGTTCCCGGCGGCTTCTAAATATTGCCGAGCCTTGCGTGGATAAATAGAAAGCGCCCTGTTCCGTGAATTCAACCATTTGCAAGGCTTGTAGGGCGGTCCTATTGGTTCCCGGGTCATCCTGGCAAATCGTTTCATAACCGCCAGTAGTTACAAGGCGCATGGATTGAGGCCAAGAAATAGTATCCAAAATCTTATTAATCCGGGTGCCTGTGTCTTGATTATCAGCCGCCCCGGTAACGCCAGCGATATTGGCAAGGTTAAATAATCGGAAAGCATCGGCGCATTCAATATCTACGTAACCTAATACTTGATCGCCTTTAGGGTAGGAATAGTTATAAGCCTGGGTATATCCGCTAAATAACCAGTATTCGATGCCTTCATAAATTGCGCTGACTTGAACTTTACGCAAGGGCAGAAGCTTGCCGAATAGTGGACTTAGCGTATTTTGTGGGTTCCAGGTTCCGTCGGGGTCTAATACTCGAACGGTGGCAGTAGATAGTTCAAAATTATCCTGGATTAAATTAAAGCCGCCCCTAGTGCTTATCTTGGTTACTTGGGCCGATACATCAATAATGTCTGCCGCGTTATCTGCCAATACGTTTGTGCCCAAAATACCGTGTTCAATAGAGTCCAGGGTAAATGGATATCCAAAAACTGGGCCATCCGTGAAATTTACGGTCACTTTTACTGTCGGTAAATATGCCATTTATAAACCGCCAGGGTATTTATTTATTCTGCTAGTGCCTACTACTACGCCCGAAGCGGTGGTGTTTTGTTGACCCGAAGTAACTACGGTAGTTAAATCTTTAGGATCAAGTAACACGTTCACTATGTAATTTTTAAAGCTTTGATCCAAATTGCCAGACATTTTATTACGGCGCAAAAAGTCGTCTAAGTATTCTGTGGTATTACCACTACCCAAACCGCCGCTAATAATTGCATCTGTGGCTTTTTTGGTTTCTTTTGGTAGCGCTATTTCCGGGGTTCCTAGTTTGGCTAGTTCGGCTTGTAGTGTCCTTACATTATTTAAAACGGTTTGTAGTCCAGAATCCCATGATCCAAACGGGTTATTCTTTTCTGCCAGTAGCGCGGCTTCATTTGCGGCTAATACTGTTTGGGCTAACTTTCCGGCCAGCGTAGCATTATCATTTAGTAAAGCTTGTTGGAGTAAAAGCCTATCTTTTTCGGCTTGGCTTATGTCATTAGTCAACGCCGCCAAAATTTGTGCCTGGTCAATATCCATTACCTTGGCCGCCGCGGCTAATACTAACGCCGCTTTATCGGCCTTCAATTTATCTGCCGCTGACTTGGCGGCCGCCTTAACCAAATCTGCCTTTTTCTTTTCTTCTGCCGCTATCTTTTTTGCTAACGCCAAGGCTTTTTTATCTTGGGCTAATTTGGCATAACCAATTTGGGCTGGCTCTGGCGATGCACCCATGAAGCTTGCAGTTTTTAATCGCTTATCTTTTCCTAGATTAGCAATTAAGTTTATGCCGGATATGGATTTACTGACATCTAACAATTCCGCAAAAAAGCCACCGCCCGGTAAAGCTTTTAATTTGGCGCTAATTACTCCTATGCCACCAACAATATCTGCCACATATTGCGCCGAGTCGCGCATGGAGTTAGCGAACTCTGTAGCCGAGCCGCCTTCGCCTACTACATCCGAAAACGCATCTACGAACCCTTTACCGATAATCTCCTGGACATCTGTCAACGCCGCTTTAAGTATTCGCATTTTTCCAGCGTAAGTATCAGCCGCGGCTAAAGCCGAGCCGCCAAAATTCTTATTTAACTTTTCTTGAATAGCGTTAAAGTCGCCAGCGGCTATTTCAGCTTTAGATATGCCAGCGCCTAATCTTGATACTGCGGTGTAGTTGCCTAGGTAGGCCCGGCTAAGGGCAGTAGATACGGTTGAAAGCGACCTTCCGGTTGCTTGGCTGACATCTAACGCAGTATTTAATAAATCTTGGGCCTTGGTGTAATCGGAAGTGGCCACGGCCAAGGATTGAAATGCCGGGCGAAGCTGATCGTCTAGGACTCCGGTCGTATCTTGTAAGCCTTGAATGTAACTAGATAAAACGCCAGAATCAAAATAAACCCCAAGATTTGTAAGGGTTTTTTCTAATTGCTTGGCCGCCGCATCGTCGGCTAAAAATGCCTTTACTGATCTACGGCTAAATTCTTCAATAGCCGCAACGCTAACTACCCGGGCAATACTCTTAGCTAATTTATCAAATGACGTTTCGGCTTGCTTTACGCTTTTAGTTCCGGTGAACTGCGTAATAATGTCGATAAAAACTTTAGAAGTGCTACTGGCCATTATGCCGCCTTATAAAACTTATAAGAACTACTGGTTACATATCTAGCAAATTTTTCGGTAGTTGAATCTATGGCCTTTAGAACTGCCTTAGTGGTTTTTTGATTATCTTCATACCAAGCCCGGTAAATTAAACGGCCCCGTAGTTTGCCGTCGCCTTTAAGTGGAGAATTAGTATTAAGGGCCAAGTTAAAATGGTAACCAGCATTAGGGTTGCTAGATTTAGATCGTTCCGAACCGCCAAAATTTAAGCGCCCTGCGGTTTCATAAATACTACCTGCCCTGGACTCGTTAACAATTCTGTAAAGAGCCGTAAAGCCCTTTGAGTTAGGCCGTGATTTACGCACTGAATACTTAATGCCCGAGCGCACTTCGCTAGCGTTATATTTTGGAAATTGCCCTACTCTAAAAGCCGAGTTACCAGCGCTAATAGCTTTACCCCGGCCGCTAAAGGTCCAGCCGGATAGGCCAGGAATACTAGGCGTAGCGTAGGACCTGGCAGTTTTAACTACTGGCTTTAGAATTGAACGCACGTTTTTTGTAAGCTCTTTGTCTAAGTCCGGTGCTAGTTGACGCATGCCTTTACGGACTTCAATAAGTCCCTTAACCTTTACTGGCACGTTTCACCGCCTTCGCTCTGTCGCTTAAAACCATAAGCATCGCATCTATCATTCTTCGATCTAATGCAAGTAGTTCATTTGGCGCAATTCCGGTTTCCACTGCCAGGGCGGCAATTAGATAAGTTACGGAATTACGCTCTATTCGTTTGGGGCTTCGTCGTCTACTATCTCTACTTTTTCTAATGTATCTACGAACTCGGCGCCGAAAGTTTTAATGGTGCCCCATTCTGGATTTCGGCGGCAAGCTTCCCAAGCAAGCCAAAAAATATCCGTTTGTTTAGCTTCGGTGGTAAAGGCCTTTGAAAAGCCCATACCCTTCCACAATTCAAACGCATATTCGATACTCGGCGTAATCTTCTGATCTACTACCTTGCCATCGATTTTAGTTATTTTTATCCTTGCCATTTTGCACCCTTTTCTTTAGTTAGTTATTACCAGGTTCCACTGGTTGTTTGAACGATTGTGCTATTGCAAGTAAAGGATAAGGAACTTGAACTCATCTCACCTGCGGCACCTGCGATTGGTGTTAGGTTGTTAATGAGAATAGAAACTGTATATAGCGGATTTGTAGCGCTAATAGTCGTTCCTGGTCCCGGCACAAGCTTTGCGGTTACTGTTGTATAGATAGCGCTTTGAAGTGTTGCGCACACGTTAGCCGCGGCAAAATCGTTCAAGAATTCCAAATCTAGCGTTCCAGTTTGTAGCCCTGCTACATATTTTCTGGATGAGTCGCCAAGTGAAGTAATCTCAAGTTCGTCAGCGGATTGTGTTAACGTGGCGCTCGTTACGTGGTCAGTGATATCTACTGCACCGATTTTAACGGATGCGGCGTTTAGGAATACGGCCATTTAGTTTTCCTCTTCTTTCTGGGCTGGTTGCGATTTAGGGGTTTCTGTTACTTGGCCTATCTTCTTTAGGAAAGCCAAATTTTCTGCGGTTGTATCTGACATTTTTTAACTCCATTCAGTTACGATTGATACGGATAACTCTGCGCTTAACATCTGGCCCTGCTCTAGTCCAAGCACCACTGGCGCTGACATATTGCTTACCCGATAATTAAGATTTGAGTCTGCTAATTTGTTAACTACTGCCACCATAAATTCTTCGATGTCTGCCAAGTTAGCCTGGTTATCAAACATTGGAACTATCATTACTATTTTAAAATTTGCAGTAGGTCCTACGGTGTCGTATTTATTATTGCTAAAAGTAAAATATTCATCGTCGGGCTGAATATAAACACTGTTCGCGATTGGGCTAGTCGGTGGAAAACTAAATACGGACCAAACTGATGCGTTTGCTAAAGCTGCGGCCAAGGTGGTTCGTAAGGCTGTAACGGCAACCATTTTCAACCAACCATTGACCGGGGCGATGTGTAAGGGGCAATAAGGCCCCTAATTTTCGCCATTAAGGAATTCGACATTCTCCAGGGGCTAATACTGCCATCTAGCGCCATTCCGTTATTTTGGCTTGATTGTCTAGCTTGCCAAATTTCGCATGCAAGGATCAACGCGGCTTGGCGAATGGCTGGCGTAGAAGCGTAAGCGGTGCTTTTAATATCAACGCCAAGAGCTTTGCCATATGGAACTATTTGGTGGTAATTATCGTTTGCATTTGTTTTAGCAAATTGAATAATTGAATAACCTAAAGGAAAAATGCCCGGGGTATATGGAAAATTAAATAACGATGGGAATGTAGAAGAACCATTTGTAAATGGCCAAGTAGATGTAATTACTTTAGAACCGTTATAAATAGTTCCGCATCCGGTAACCGTAATTGTCTGGCCCGATACGAATGATAGAGGCGCTGATATAACTAAAGTAGCTATATTGTTTTGCAAGCCAGCGCCTACCACCGGATAGGAGTCAAACCAAAGATATTGATTGAGTTGATCCTCTGCCGTTTGGCAGACCTCTTCAACGATGGAGTCGGCGTATAAAGTGCCAATACCCAAATTTGCCTTTAATTCAGCGGAAGTTACATAGGTAGCCGGCATGCCTTACTCCTTTCGT